TGGTCCGGCAAGCCCGCGCGGTATCACGACCGACCGCTGGAACGGAAACGGGATTGTCCCCACGTCCGCCCAGACCTCAGTGGTGAAGCCGCCGAACAGCCACAGCTGTCCTGCATATGGGATGCACCGGACCAACCCGTCCGGCTTGGACTCAGCCGTGCCGAACGACAGGGCGTTGACCGAGGTCGAATTCAGATCCGTCGCGTATGCGCGGCCATTCCCGGTCGTGAACACGAGATAGCCATCGATCGAGCAGACCGAATTGACCGCAGGCAAATCCGGGTCTGGATAGCTGTTGGTGACGCTCGACGACGTGAACACCGCGATATTACCGTCGGGATCGCAGAACACCTGATCCGGCGTCACTGCATTGTTGCGGGCAAAAAACCCCTTCTTGGTGCCGTTGAGCGCGCCAACATTAGTCGATGCCCCACCCACGCTGGTGTGCTTCTCCATCTGGCCGTTGAAGGCGCTGTACAGGATGCCCGCTATCTCGATCGATCCGCGATAGCCTGACCTACTTGTGGTTCCGAAGTTACGCAGGCCTGGAGCCCGAACGTACTTGCGACCCGACGGCGCTCCGTCGGTCAGGGGTTCGACGTACGCATTTAAAATTCTACCGGCTGATTCTTGCGGACGACTCCCTGGCGCCGTCGACAATGGGAACGGAACGTTGGCGGGGCCGACCATCAGCGTCCAACCTGGCTCAATGGAAGGTATTGGCGCGCTTGATCCTCGTGCAGGCCTTGTGCATAGGAGGTCGCGTTATCTGGAGTGTCGAAAATGCCGAGGTGCTTGCCAGTCTTGCGGTAGAGGTCCATCGATTCTTGATCCGACATGATACGACCATCGTCGCTCACCGTCGGGATCAGCACTTCACCATTTCCGAAGTTCGCTGACATCGAACGAACCGTGCTGATCGACCCGTCTGGATTGCGCACGATAGGGCGGGCGTTTAAATCGATGTTGCCGGGCATGATGAGCCCAGCCGGGCCTGCCCCAAGGCTTCCGAGATCAGCCATTAGCGTCCGGTCACAAAATTAAAGCTGGTGTAGCGGCGGTTGCCCGCCCGTAGTTGAATATCCGTGGTGAGCGTGCGCCGTGTGCGCGCCGGCCGGCCGATGACGCGCAACTCCTCCTCGGCCAGTTTGGACTTTGCCATCAGCGCGGGATCGCCAGCCAAATTGAACGCGCCGGCACAGCGCCATGCGACCATGTCGGCGAGCGCGAGGAAAATGGCCTCATCGATCTCGCCGCCAGTCACTGGATTGGGCGTGCCCGTATCGGCGACATAGACGATCTCTTGCGCCGCCAGGCTGGATAATGCCGGATCGAGCAAGCCGTCGACGCGGCTCACGTTCTCGTCCGACGGCGCTTGCCCAGGCACGAGGATGCCGAGACTATCCAGCACCTGATCGATCAGTTGGCGGCGGGTTTTGGAGGCCATTAATCGTCCTCTTCCTGGAAAAGAGCGGGCCAACCAGCCCGCCCTTTCCGTCGCGATCGGACTTAGATCGTGCCGGCGCCGCCGCTCATGCGAACCGCGAGCCGCGGGTCAATCGTCTTGGTTCCATAGAGAATGTCGAGACGGAAGTTCGACACGTCATTGGTGCCGTCGTAGTACGGGATCACGCGAACACTCAGTCCCTTGTAGGACTCTCGTGCCACGTCAACCGCGCCCGGCGGCTTCACCATCGGCACCACACACAGGGCGAATGCATTCTTGTGGAACATGAGGTTTTGCCGATAAGAAGCGCTGTCCGCACCCGCAACGACAATCGCCGCACCGCCGATAGCCGCAGCATTGGTGGACGCAAACGCTTCGGAGCCGGTGAACGGGATAATCGCCGGAGTGATGGTAAGCGTCGCAGCGCTTGCCACCGCGGTGACATCCGCCAGCACCGTGAAGTGCTGCAAAAACGGCAGCGTGGCTTTGGTGACCGGGTTAACCGCAAACACGTTCGCGATCGTGAATACAGTGCCCGCACGGATCAGATCCGTCGCACCCCAGCCGCCCGTGATAAGCGACATGGTGCCAGGAACCGACTCGGTATTCTGCACCGCCGCATAAGTCGTGCTTTGGGTGCCGGTGACCGTCGCGGCGTCATCGTTCGCAGTGGTGCCGACATAAGTCGGAACGTTCTGCGACATGTACGTTGCTACTCCGCCGATCTCGCCGATCTCGCCGCGCCGATATGCCGGATTGGCGATGGAGTTGACGAACAAGGCAGTCTGCGAGCCAGCCAGCGCCCAATAGGACTCGGGGCTGAGAACCGCAGAACGCTCATCCTGCGGAACTGCAAACTGGTCGAGCCGCTCAGCGCCGCGGGCGAATGCGACGAACGTAGAGATCGGCGTGTCAAGGCCGGTTGCAGGCTGGCCGACCCAGTTCGGGATACGGATATATTCCGCCATCACGGCCCGGTCGACATCGTTGGCAAGCTGCACCATGGCGGGTTTCATTACACGCTCGGCGAGTTCTTCGATTTTCAAGGTCAGCTCTGCCGAGGTGAACTTGAAATCAACGCCGCGCTGAGTGGCGACCTGCATCGTCAACTTACCTTCAGTCACGTCCTGAATCGGTGTCGCAATGGCGCCGTTTCTGACGGTGAACTGATTTGGCTTGCGGATCGAGATCGTGTCGCCTACGTCGTAGCCGTTGACCTTCTTGGCAAACTCGTCTTCGTAGGCGCGATACACGCGCTTTGCCATGACCAGCTCATTGTCGAGAATGCGCACCGCCGCTTTCGCGATGATGGTCGGATTGAGGATGGTATTAGCCATTGCCGTAGCCCTTTGTGGCTATGGCTCCGGGCACGTCACTTCTTGCCGTAGGTTTTGCTGAGCCAGGTATCGAGATCGCGATCAGGCGATGACGGCGCAGCACCACCCTTTGGAGGCGTGACGGGCTTGGGAGCCTTTGTCTTCGTTTTGGGTTGCGGCAGAGACAGCGTTGACTCGATGCGCCCGATCTCGCGTGCGGCTTGGCGCTCGCTCATATCGTTCAGCGCATGAAGCTTGGACGGGTTCTTGGCGAGGAAGTAGACGAGATGCGCGCTCTTGTCGGAATCGAGGATCAGGTCCTCGACCGTCGGGCTCGCTTTGAGGTCGCCGGCGCCTTTCAAAATGGTGTCGAAGTCCTTCGCTTTTCCGCGAAATTCCTCGACGCGATCCTGGTGCGCTTCGGCCATGTCACGGCGGCGTTCAGCCCGAAGGCCTTCCTGCCGCTGAGCTTGGCCTTTGACCTCTCTCGTGACCTGGCGCTTGTCGAGCTCGTAAGCCGTCTGCGCCCGTTCAAAGGCGAGATAGTCGCCCTTGTAGTCTTCCTCTTTCGGCGGCTTGCCGATGATCCGCTCGACCTCCGACGCAACATCCGCTTCGGACTGAGCCGGGCGGCTGCGTACGGATGCGAGTTCGGCCTCAGCAGCAGCAAGACGGCGTTTCAGCCGCTCCGATCCGCTGAGTTTCTTCTTGGGCCGCTCGTCCTTCTTCTCGTCCTCGGACTCCTCGCCGTCAGCCTCCTCCTCCTCGCCGGCGTTATCGCCAGCGTCGGATTCCTCGGCCTCGGCTTCGGTGTCCTCTTCGTCTGTCTCTGTTTCGGCCTCTGTCTCGGGCTCGTTGCCCTTGGTGTCGGCCTCAGATGGTTTGCTCTTTTCCGCCGGCGTGCCGGTGAGGGCCGCCAGCTCTGCATCGAGCTGGGAATCATCCATGTTGGTGTCTGCTCACGAAAAAAGCCGCCCGAAGGCGGCGTGGGTCATCGTGGCCGCCATCGCGTCATGCGACGGCGTGCCCGAAGTTGGGAAACTGTCAGCTATCCTGCTCCGTCACGGCCAAAACGACCGACGGCCGGCGTTTAGGTGTTCGTGATTACGGAAATTTTGTTGCCGCGGCTAACGTAGAAGTGTTCAACATCGCCTGCGGCCATGCGCTGATCGTTCGTCGTGGCTGTCGGATTCGATCCGTACTTGATCGAGCAAATGGCATCCGTCTCAACCCGGACATAACGCGTCCCATCAGAGATGGCGGCAGACTGCGCGGCGCCAGCGCTGTAATCGATCGGCGGCTGGACGGTGACGACTGAATCGAAATCCATGATCTGTGCCGTGCCGCCATTACTGGATATGCCGAGCCGAGAGAATTCAGTGATGTAAAGCTTACTCATCGGATCAGGGCTCCTTGCGGTACAGGCGCAGCAAAAACCCCGCTCGGCGGCGGGGCTGGGGGCATCGGCGATTGGGGCCCGGGACCGGGCGGCGCTCCAGGCGGTGGCGTCATCCCAAATGGAATAGGATTTGGTCCAGCATCAGGCGGTGGCCCTCCATTGCCCTGTACAGCCTGCGCCAGTGCGACAACGATGTCGCGTAGCTGCATGACGGCCTGGGCCAATTCGTCAACGCGCGGGTCCTGCGCGGGCTCCTGTGGAGTTTGTGCGGCCTGCGCGCCCATCTCGGCCGCTCTGGCCGACACAGCATGTCCGGCCATGGTGGCCTGATGATCCAGCCGCGCCTTCTCAAGCTCGGCATTCACCTTCGCCATTTCGGCGTCGATCTTGCGGCTGTCAATTTGCAGCCGGGCTTGATTGAATTGGCCCTCCTGCTGCATCTTCGCCATCTCGGCCTGTTGCTCAGGCGTGGGAGGTGGCGGCGGCATCTGCGGAGGTGGCGGCTCGCCGGCCTCCTGGGCCTCCATCTGCTGGATTTGCGGAGGCAACAATAGCTGCGCACGCTTGGCGATCTTGTCGGCCAAGGGGAAGTCTTGCGACTTCACGAACAGGTCCGAGAACATCAGCGCAGACTGCGGGCCGAGCGATTGCATCAGCGCCTGCATGCCGTCGCGGGCCTCCTCGCGTTTGGTCGAATAGCTCGGGCCCATCTCGACCGCGACCTCATAGGCGCCGATCGTCACATCGTTGAGAACGTTTGTAGCAATGCCATCCCCGTTCGGGTCCAGCTGCGCCTGGTTGATCTTCATGATGTCGACTTTGCCGTCCTCGCCGACGATGTGGATCGTGCGCTCGGTGTCGTAGACGTGCGAAATCAGGTCGATCAGGATTTGCGCGGTGCGTCGGATAGCGCGGCCGAAGTTATCGACATAGACGTAGGTTCCAGTGTCCCCTTCCCGCTGGCGGGCCATGATGGCCTTGCCGCTGGTTTCGTTCGAGGCCTGGCCGAGCGATGACGGATAGATGCCAGTCACCGCGCTCATGTCGGCCGATGAAACAGCAAGCAAGTCCTTGATGCCGGATGACGCAAGCGGGGGTGGTTCCCGCTGTGGAGCAGCCCCGCCATTCGTGGGATCAGGCTCATATTCGAGATACGGCCAATTCCTGCTGTTGGCTGTCTCCCACTGATCCTGATATTTCTCGAAGTTCTTGCGCGTGCCTTTGTAAGGCGCCTTCGGCTGCAGCGCGACAACCTCGGCATCGGCCGATATCGCATAGTTGTACAGCCGCTGCACGTCCTTGAGCGCCCGCACCACACCGCGGCGGATGACCTCACGGCCGATCTTGATCTCTTCGCCGAGTAGAGGAACGATCGGGATGAACGCGCCGGGCTCTTTCTCTGGCTCCTCGATCACATCGCTGGCTGAGATCACGCACCGATAGACACAGAAGCCGTCTCGCTCCTCGATGTCGGGTTGTTGGATCATGACGTCGAGGAGTTGCGGGTCGCCGGGCTCCATATCCGTGATATCGACAATCGATCCGTCGGGGAGCATCGCCAGCGTATGCTTCTCGGCCTCCTTGTAGAAATATTCCGCGATCCGAACATGATCCTCGGTGAACCACGAATGGAACAGCGCCGGCACGCTCGGCAGCGCATCGCCGCTCTTGTCGGGATATTTCTCCTCGAACGCCGCTCGGCTCATGTCGACCGGGACGAAGCACCACATCGCATCATCGCGGGTTGGTAGGATCGAATCCGGGTCCCAGACCACAGCTACGCCATCCTCGATCGGCGCGATGCGAAGCTCCTGGTTGAACGTCGTGTTGCTGGCGTACTCCCGCAGGACCCGCCAATGACCGATTCCGGCGCCGACCTGGCTATCGGCCGCATTGAAATATGCCGCCGCCGCATCCGAGCGCCGCTCGATATAGCGGATCATGCCCGGGAGTATTTTGTCCGCCACTTGCTGGCTGGCGGCATCGTCGACCGGCACGACCTTGATTGCCGGTCGCATCTGCCGCATGTCGCCGGTGACCTGGCGCACGAACTGCGGGCACTTGTTGACCGTCAGGATCGGGCGACCCTCAGCCTCGCGCTCCCGGCGGGCCCGGTCTTCCCATTGCCCCTCCTCGGCGAGGAAGCGCAAATCCTCGTACGCCCGCTCCATGTTCTTGCGGTCGCGTTCCCACCCGCGCTCGTAGCGCTTGATGGCCTCGGCGTGCATGTCGTCGTCGGCAGTGTCGGCCGTGGCCTTCTTGTCCTCCTCGGGCGCAGCTTCGCTGTCCGCTGGCTCGTCTGCCTGCGGTTGGCGCTTGCGGTTCTTCGCCATCAGGGCCCGTACAGGATCCGGTCAGCCTTACGTACGATGGCGTCGTGCTCGGATTGGGTCAGGTTGCCGGCGGACAGTTCTTCGGATGCACGGCTCTTGGCATTCGCCGCGTGAGTGCGATTTGGCATGGGAGAGGCTCGCTTGCCCGGCAAGCCGAATATGCTGGCCGGAAGTTTCTTGCGCTGGCCTGCTGTGAGTTTTGCCATCTCAGTTGACCTTGGCAATGTTGGTGATCGGCTGTCGCTGGATGGCATCCATCACGGCGACCAGAACCTTGCCGGCAAGCGTGGGATTGCGAGCGGCGAGCACAGAGGCGAAAGAAACCGCAACCTGATAGCCTGTGAGCCCGCGCAATTCAGCTGCATCGCAGACCTGCACCGCGTAGTCCGCCGCGTTTTGCATATGGGCATCGCGCTCGGCGACTTGGGCTCCGGTTTTCTGCATCTCAGGCTCCCATCCAACCGCCGTGCGCAACCCGGCGCCGACGCTCTTCGCGGTTGACCTGCGGTTGCTCATACGCAATCGCCATCAGGCCGAAAGCGTCCGATGCATGAGACGACCAGTCATGCTCAGGACCAAGGCCAACGTTGCGCGTCTCATCCTTGCGTTCGTGGTAGTAGCCAAGTGCATCACGGCCGGCCTCGGTCGTCTTATCGCTGAACCAGCACTTCGGGAAAATGCGCCGCACGGCCTCGATCCGCATGGCCGAGGCGCCCCTGCCCTGGTTCTTGACGACATCAACCTCAAACTCAGCGTCGCGGAGATGATCCTCGTAGCGCTTGCCGGTGATGTTGTTCTCGTTCACGCCATCATGCGGCAGAACACAGACCGCTTTTGCATATCCCCGCGTACGAAGCTCGCTCACGTAGTAGGCCAAGACCTGCCCGACACCTTCGAGATAATCGAGCACCCTGATTTCCTGCCCGACGAACTGCACAATCCAGATCGACATGGCATCGGCCTGAGCACCAGAGCCGCCCAAATCAAAAAACGCCCGCAGTGGGAGCAGCGGGTCAGCCGACACACGGCCTATCCTGCCTTGCGCCTTGGCTTCCGCAAGGCCCTTGGCGAAGTAGGCTCCCTCGAATGCTTTGGCGTAGTCGCCTTCCCAGATGTGCTCGTAACGATCCGGATATTTCTCCAGATCAAGCTTTCGCTCCTCCTCGAGCACCTTGGGGAACCAAGGATTGTCACGCCAATTGGCCTCGACGACGACGGCGCTATCTGGCCTCAGCGTCCGTAGGAATTCGTCGATCGCGTCAGACTTGCGCCGCGGATTCCAGCTGGCCCAGATTTCGCTTTCGTCGGCGCGGATCGTCGGCCGCAGCATTGCCAAGCTGCGGGCGCTGAGCGTCTGAGCCTCCTCGATCCAGGCAATGCGACAACCCTCCAGCGACTTTATGGTCTCCGCTGTGTGGTCTTGCATGCCCTGGAAGAGGATCACGCCGCCACCAGGCGTGCCGATATTGTCCTTCGTGACGTTGAAGTCTCGTCCCACGCCAAGCTGCTCGATCTTCGTCTCGATCAGGTGCTTGCTCGATTGCGCCAACGACTTCTGGTACTCGCGAATGCAGACGGCCCGCATACCGAGATCACGCAAGCAGCTCTCCATCAGCAATTCCGCGAAGAAGTGCGACTTTCCCGAGCCACGACCGCCATACGCGCCTTTGTAGCGCGACGGCTCAAGCAGTGGGCGGAACACTCTCGCCGTCGGTATTTTCAGCGTCAACGATGACACGTTCAATCTTTCGGATGACCACAGGGTT